GCCTTTTTCTTGGACAAGTTGCCAAATAGGGTCGCCAATTGGTTCCAAGTGAGGAGAGCCGGTAAACCGATAAAAGTTGTCATGACCTAGAAATACGTGCGAATCTCCAAGGTCAACTAACCCTCTAGAGGATATCATACCAGCTTTGGTATAAGCAGAAGTTACACGGAAAGTTGAAGCTCCACTCCCAACTATATCTAGAATTATGACGGAGTTCCTTTTATAAACTATAAAGGAACTCCCATACATCAACCCATTCATTATTGGGTCTGGAGTATCTACAAGGTCGAGAAATCCACTCCCAGGACCTGTCCAATCGTTAAGGTCTCCAGGAACTGACCACCTTATTCTTTGGGGAACTTCGTTCCCCGAATCCACAGGATGGAGGAGGAGGACATAAGCTCCGAAACTTCTAACATGTTTGGCGGGTTGGGAATCTGCAACCTCTGTAAGGGTACTCTCAACACCATCCCATGTTTTCAGCTTGTTACTCTTATTAACTAGCAAAAGTTTATCTGTGAAATTAGTATAAGATATAGGATCTGAATACGAATTAGAGAAACTGCCTAGAGAAGAAATAGCCCCATTAGACGGATTAATGGAATATAATTTTGAAGAGTCTCCAGCTACCACTTTTGTCTGACCATTAAATTTTGTAAACCCTCCTAAGAAAGTTACATTACTTGAAAGTCTCGCAACCTCTCCAACTCCGTCCCTAGTGATAAAACCTTTATTTGTTTTGAAGTCCATATTTAACGCCATCTGACACGCATTATCTGGAATAAGGGAAGGAGGGACTAGGTTATAATAAATCCCACCTATAGGTAATGGGACGTAGTGTTCTAACACTAGGGAACCTCCTTCCTACATCGGTTGGTTTTGGGCAGGAACAAACATATCACTAGCTCGGAAACCTTGCATCTTAAACTCAGCATCTGTATTTTTAACATCTGCTTGTATAGCTTCATTAAGCAGGATGTTAAATTGTTGGTGCCATATCCCAGCTGGTTCGACCTGTTGTAATGACATGAAAAGTGAAGAAGTAGCTCCAGCAATTATCAAATCGTCAACCCCTGTAATCTCAGGCTCCTTTCCATCGACTAACTTATCAGGCCATTTGACATACAGAAGGTTGAGGGTAAAAATATCATTAGGTGTTGGATATAACTGGATAACATTATCCCAAACTGCATAGTGTTGAGGTTTACCTAATTGACCAGAGCTGGGCACAGGGATAATTTCATGAAACTGTCGATAGGGGACATATTTTAGTCTAACTCCTCTTGAACTCCCATCAGATAACGTAATAGAGACTAAGTCTTTCAACCTGTCTGTTCCTAAAGGAAGAGAATACTCCGATTGGTTAGGAATTGTCTCAGTAGTTGCCTTAACATATAGGTCTTTCCAGTTATGATACCTAGCTATCCTTTGCAAGGTATTATTTATATGTCTATTTATTCTATCGGAAGTTAAATCATCCCTAGTTATATTCTCCATTATAGCCTCTCTTAAATTTTCAAGTTTCATAACTTTGCCTCCTTAGTTATAAGGAAGTGGGGAGGGTAGCTAACCCTCCCCCTCAACTTTAGTTATTGGGTTTAGGTTTACCAATTCCAAAGAGAATTCCTTGCCTATTTCTTGCGGAGCAGACAAGGTTCCCAGACACAATAACTTGTGCTACCCTATCCAAAGTATTTTGAGCTGTTTTCCACTCAGTCATCTCGAAGTTAGCATATTCATCTGCAACCCATTCGAGATAACGGTCATTGAGGAAATACATATCTCCTTCTCCGCAAGATGGGCTCCAAACAACAGGTCTACCCTTGAAAAGGATATTCTCAAACATAGCGTCGCCAAGTTCCTTATTTACAATCTGTTTTTGTTCCATAACTTCATCTTCATACAACTCGTAGGAACTTTGGTCAGTTACAATAATCGTAGGAGTGTCATTTCCCCTGGAGCAGTTATTGAACATAGTTCTCATGCGACTTAGAAGCATGACTTCTGGATCTTCACCAGTCATATCTTTGAACTTATTCGCCCACCAAGGATTGGTCGCAGTGTCGATGTCCCCGACTACTCCTCCACCAGTCTTAGAAACGATGTTACCTAAACCATCAATATCCTTTCCATTGTTTCCAGTCCCATTTCCGAAAAGGTCCGCCTCCATCTTGTCAATTATGGACTGTTCCAAGTTGCGGAATTTAGCTTTTGCTAAACTCATAATTTGACTCTTACCTCTGTTCTTATGGTCATCAGTGTAATACCTGATGATTGTACCAGAGATATACTTCCAGTCATACTTCGCAATGGTTAAGGGGTCGGTATCAGCAATTGTTACAGTATCCCCCCTACCAAAGCTTTTCACAGTTGTGTTCTTTGCATACTCGATGGGAATCCCTATCCATCTTCCGCCCTGTTCTGTTCTCCTACGGTCTCTGGCTGTCAGCCAAAACCAAAGAGGCGTAGCTTTGAAGATATTATCAATAGCCTCTTTCCGCATGAGTTGCCAGGTCGTAGTGTATAAGGAGTCCAGTTGTTCAATTAAAGTAGCCATTCAAATTCCCTCCTATTGTTTATTATGACTAAATCAAACCAACTTTTTTCATGGCTTCCTCAATAGCCTCATCGTAACTAGAGAAATCCTCCTTTCTCTTAGTTGTAGAAGTACTAACATTTCCTGGTCTAGCCCCACCCTGAGGAGTTGGTCTAGGTTGTTGTGTAGGTAGCTGCTTCTGACCTGCCCTAGGAATTGTAGACCTTCTTCCTACAGCCTTAGCTTTAGCTAAAAGATAAGCATCTTCGGCAGATATGTTAGAGTGTTTCTTAGCTATTTCTATCATATCCACTCGATAATTGTTAAAATCAGGATACTTTCTCATAGCCTCTTGGACTTCTCTTTGAGCTTTCTCATATTGTGTTTCGTATTCTTGTCTTTTGATTTGTTTATCTACCTCTCCAACACGCTGTTCAATTAGGTTAGCTACCTTCCTAGTTACATACTCAACTAACTCTCTTTGACTAGCTGTATCTGGGTCGAATTCTGGTTCTAGTTCAGGTTGAGGTTGTGGTTTAGGTTGCTGATAACCTCCATACTCAGCCATTCTCTTAGATTCCAGATACTGCACATAGTCAGGTGACATCATGTTCTGAGCTAGAATTTCCAACCACCTCTGAAGTTGAGCATTTTGCTCTTGTAGAGCTTCATAATCTAAGCGGCTTACAAACTCAGGAAGCTGGTTTTCCCCCTCCTGATTCTGGTCACTTAGATTCTCCTGCTGGTTTAGGTTCTCCGGAAACTCTTCCCTCATCTCGCTTGCTTGGAACAGCTGACTTCCGTCCATCTAATTTAGCCTCCTTCTTTTCTTCTTCTTCTTCTTGAATCTCTGTCTTTTGTGCTTTAAGTCTCAACCTACGATAAGCTGCCATAAGGTGTCTAGGGAGAGACTTAATCATCCTTCCGTTGATATCACCCTCGATAATAATTTCAGGCTTTCCCTTTTTAAAAATTATAGTTATCTTCCCATCTCTTTCTAATCTAGACATTTAGCCCACACTCCTCTCTTTTTACATTCCTCCTTCAACTGGCGTTTAGATTCTACCCACACGGGGTTGATATCTAAATGCTCAAAGAATTGAGGTTTGAATATAATTGGATTAGCTTTGGCAACTTGGAGAGTGGCGGAGGAACCACACTCACACTTGGCTTGATATCTATCCTCTACCTTCCGAAGTTCCTCAAACTTCTTGCCGCAGCTATTACAACTGTATTGGTATATTGGCACCTATCTGACCTCCCATCATTTTTATATATTCATCAATTGGAATAGCATTTTCTGGATTTCCTCCAACACCTTCCGGGTCGGGGAAAAAGTTACCTGGGTTAATCCCTTCATAGCTTTCAAGCACATGTGTGATTAGCTGTTGCAAACCCTTTTGATTTCCAATCTGTGCAAAGATAGGTCCAAGGACTCCAAGGAGTTGCAAAGCATCTGACTTACGACTCTCTTTAGTTACAGGAAGTGAAGATTCTGGGTCAACTCGAAGTTCATAATCCCCCGCTATTTGTGGCCCTGTAAAGGAAACCCAATGTCTCCCGCCTTCAGGTCCAACAACTTGCAATACATGTCTATCTGTCCAGTTCTGGAAGATAAACTTATTCATTCTAGCCACACATTGTGCAAACAAGTCAGCAGTCACATCTCGTCTTTCATCAACTCTGATAGACGCAGCTTGTTGCACAATGGAAGCTTCTGTTGCTGTCCTTCGGGTGGAGTCGTCAAACTCTCCCATCTGATTTCTAGAGAACCCGACAGTTTCTCTTATATCTTGCCTAACTTCTCTGGAAGCCATTATCAAATCAGGTGGGATATGAGGGGTGAGGATATGAGCTACAGTCCTAGGGTCTCCATTAACAGGAATGATTTTGCCTATTTCGCCAGACTCTAGTTTATGAAAATCTTCTGGGGATATGGCTCCCTTGTCCACAAGCATTTTGATTAGAGATAACTTCCTATGCTCTTGGTACTGGGTACGGATTTCATTTAGTTCCAATTGCTGAGGTTCGATAATCTTACAATCTGAGATACCCCAGAAGTAATCACCATCATCATTGAAGATGAGGCTTTCATATGGAACTTGCCCACCATACAGGTCATCTTCTACATTTCTCAAATACTTGTCATAGCCCGTAGCTATAACCTTTATCCGCCTTTCCCTCTTGTCATAAATTTCCCACAGCTCGACATATTCTGCTTGGGAGTCTCGCTTATAAAGCTCTCTGCGAATCTTATCCTCATCTACTTCTAGGTGGGTGTGAGTACCTTTTAATCCTTTAGTATTTTCAAACTTAGGGTCTGCCTTTATATCATCTAACCTGCGAAGGTATCTGTGAGCTACCCACTCAGCGGTATCTAAACTCTCGCAACCCCACGGAACAAGGAAGTCCCTTCCTGGAACTCTCAAAGCCCAAGGCAAACCTCGGAATACTTTGGAGTTATACTCAGGATAAGGTTCTTCATAATCTCCAGCATCCCAAAAGACAGGTTCCTCATAACCTTGGTCATATACCGAAGGGTCATATCCAAACTCCGAATCATATCCCAGTTTAATAATTCCTGTCCCAGTTAGGTAGGCATCTTGTATAACTTTTTTCATTGTTTGCTTAAATCCAATTCTGCGAACCAACCAGTTATCGAGAGCCTCAACAATTCGAGCTTGCATTTCCATACCCGGTTTAAGTGGTATAACTGAAACTTGCGGATTGCGAAAGTAAACTCTTGGAATAATAGACCTCCCAATTGAGAAGATTAAATTAACCGGGATAATTCCAGGGGCATAATCGTTTCTGTAATAAGCTTTCCAATCTTCCCATTTATCATAATCAGCTACTTTCTTTCGGAATTCTTTGGCTAGTTTTAAATTCTCTTGCCATTTTTCTATCTCCTGGCTCCTCTTATTAGCATAGTTAGTCAACTATCTCACTCCCCCACGAAGTGCAGCTAAGAGAGGGTTATCCCCCGTAGGTGATGGCATCGCCGGA